AAATATTGAATTAGATAACCAACAAATTTGGGCCTGTTTTGAAGAATCCGTTTCGGAATATTCTGCACAAATAAATCAATTCAATCTTCGTAATAATCTTGATATTCTAAAAGGACAACCTAAAGGTAAAGTTGCAAACTATTCACAAACACTTGTAGAAGGTTCATATTTACCAACAACAGTTCGTATGTCCCAACAATATGGTACATTAGCAGGTGTTGGTGGACATACTTCAATTAAGAAGGCATATATAAATTTAATTCCTGGTCAACAAATGTACAATATAATGAGTGCATCTATTGATGTGGAAACATCAGCATCATTTTCTACATTATTTTCAGGAAGTTCAACAATAGATGTAACTAGAGTATTTCACGAAGCAACCCCTGCTATTGCAAGATTCTTTGACCCATATTCGGTTGGTGCACAAGGAACATTAAATTTAATGAGTGAGTTAGGATTTGGAAACTTTTCACCTGCTGCACAATTTTTAATGATGCCTCTTTATGAAGATGTATTGAGAATGCAACAAATTGAGTTTAATGACCACATTCGCAAATCTGCACATACATTTAACATTATAGATAATAAATTAGAAATATTTCCAGTACCAACTGATGGAACGGTTACTAAAGTATATTTTGAATATATGAATAGAGATGAATTTGAACACGATTCTCAAATCGTTCAAGCTGATTCACTTTCTGATTATTCCGATGTTCCATACGATTTTATTCAATACTCAAATATAAACGATGTTGGTAAACAATGGATTAGAAAATATACATTAGCACTTTCAAAAGAGTTGTTAGGTGCAATTAGAGAGAAATACTCAAATGTTCCGATACCTGATGGTGAAGTATCACTGGATGGAGCGGCATTGAGAGCTGAAGCACAAGTGGAGAAGGATATGTTGATAACTCAATTAAGAGAAAATTTGGAAGAATTGAGTAGAAAAAATGTGATGGAAAATAAAGCACATGAATCAACACATCAGCAAGAAATGTTGAGAAAAGTTCCACTTAAAATATATGTAGGATAATATGCCAAAGTTTTTATTAGGTAGAGATATTGATTTTTTCAAAAGTATAGCCAGAGAATTGGTTGATACTGTTATAGAAAATACTGTCGTTTTATATAAAATAAATTTAAATGAAACGAAGATAAATATCTATGGTGAAGCATTAAATAAAACCTGGCATACTGGTGTAGAACTATACGCATTAATTGATAAAGAAGCACAATCAACTCAATATGAAGGATTTGGGTCTGATACACTTCAAGATATAACATTTAAATTTGATAGAGGATTATTAGAAGAACGAAATATACATCCTGAAATAGGTGATGTTGTTTATTTTGATAATCAATATTATGAAATTGGTAATGTAAATGAAGTACAATTTATTGGTGGTTTACCTGCTAATACTTATAGTATAGTATGTTTTGCATTTTTAGTAAGTAAATCTAATCTTAATATTGAAAAGAGAATAACATAAAAATATGTCTACAAATCCATTAAGAAAACAGGAGAGAATTCTTCAAACTAAAAAGGAAAAAGGAGAATTAAGGCAATCGGTATCTTTATTTGATATTGATTATGCTATGATGTCTTATTTGGAAGATACGGTATTACCTACATTAGATGATAATGGTAAAGCTTTAAAAATACCTGTCATATATGGAAACTCCGAACGATGGAATGGAGCAAGGAGACAGGGAGTTTACAGAGATGCAAATGGTAAACTCCAATTACCGATTATGATGATTCGTAGAACATCTATTGCTAAAGATGATGCAATGCCAATGCAAAATCGGCATGTAACATATCAGGGTATTACAAAATATTCTAAAGATAATAGATACGATAGATTTACACTATTGGGAAATAATTATCAACCAAAATACGAAATATATAAAATTCAAATGCCAGAATATGTGGAATTAAACTATGATTGCATGGTTTGGACTTCTTATATAGAACATTTGAATTCAGTAATAGAACAATTACAATACACTGGCACATATTGGGGTGATAAAAATGGATTTCAATTTAGAACTAGTTTAGGTGATTTTAATGTAATAAACGAAGTTGGGGATGGTACAGAAAGAGTTAATAGGATTGAATTTAATTTAACAGTTAAAGCACATTTACTTCCTGAAAAATTTGATGGAGAGGATACTACTAAAAAATCATTTTCTACTCAAAGAGTGGTGGTATCAACTGAAACGGATGTAACAAGTGGAACTGGTAGGTTGGAAGGTATATTAACTACACCATCACCATATTATGATAATAAAGATTTAATTGATTTTCTTTCTTTAAATAATAGTAAAATTGGAAATCCAATAATATCTAATACTATTACATTTGGTGGGATAAAGTTAATAAAAACTCCATCTACTTTAATATCAGTAGTTACTGGTGGTATAGTGGTTGGTGATAATACATACGATATTAAAGTTTATATAAATGGTACACGATATTACCATAATACACACTTTTCTATCACTATAACATCATCATCTTTAACTATTAATTTTATTGAAGCAAATTTAGGATTTGCAGTTGATAGTGGAGATGAAATTAGTATAACAGGTAAATTTATTAATCTATAATGAAAAGAAGTCTTTTAGATATAACTCAAAAAATTAGTAGAAAACCAGTTAAAGCCGTTTTAATTCCAAATGATTTAAACGATTCTACTTATTTTATATATCAAGCAACTAATCATAGATTTATTGAATTATTAAGAGAAATTGAATATAGAGAATCGCAGGATAGAATAAAAGTTTATGTAAATACACAATCAATTAACAACAGAGATTTTTTAGTTGAAGAATCTTCAAACGGATTATTGGTTAAATTTATAAAATCGAATTTTGAATTTGATTTGGACGATGATGATTATGTTGAAATAGTTGGAGATATAGAAAAATATGCTTAATAGATTTAATTCAAATGCTAAAAAATTAAATAGGATTATACCAAAAATAAATCCTAATAATTTAAATGATGATTTATACATCACAGGTAGTTTATTAAATATAGAATTACCAACTGAAACTAAATTTAATTCAAATACAAAAGCGAATCCAAACCCAACAAAATTAGTAAATAATAAAAATAAAATATCAGAGTTTTATAGTGAGATTTTACAACATAGTGCTAGATATGTAAGTAGACAAGTAGATACATTTGATAATTTAAAAAATACACTTATTGTATACAATGTGTATTTAGATTATGGAACTGAAGGGGCATCTGCTGATAATTTTGAAGTTATGGTGTATGGATTGCATATACCTGGAAACTATACAATTACAGAATCAAATGGTAATGTAGTGGTAACTTTAGGAGATAATTATATAGATTTTGATTCTGTAACAATAAATGATATTTATGTTATAGGTAAATTAGTAGATATACCAATAGCAACTGAAGATGGTTTTATCATAACAACCGAAGATGGTTTAGACATAATAATATAATAAATGGCAAACGTAAGAAAAAGGATATTAGAATTAACTGCATTAGAAAGTGCATCATTAAATACAACAATAGTTGGTGTAGATGGTGGTACAACTTATAAAATAGAGTTAGATACCCTTGCAGATGCGGTAACTGCTAGAGTTAATATATTAGATAGAGATAGATTAGTATCTTTAGAATCCGTAACATCTTCTTTTGAAACCAAAGGTAGAAGTGTTGTTAGTTCATCTGCACAAATAACCGCGCTTGGATTTATTAGCTCCTCTACTATTATACCAGTAGGAACAATTAGTTCTTCTACACAAATTAGTGATTTTGGATTCATAAGTTCATCGGCAGATATAACTTCTTTAAATTCATTCACATCTTCACAATCATCATTAAATACTGCATTCGCAAACGGAATTACTGCAAGATTACAAACATCATCTTTTAACGAATATACGGCATCACAATCTACATCATCATTGGTGGATAGATTAAACGCAATTGAAAGTGTAAGTGGTAGTTGGATTACTGAAAGTGAAACGGGTTCATTTTTGACATCATTGAATGGAGCAATAAGTTCTTCATCTCAATTAACATCATCATACGATACAAGATATACATTGAGTGGTAGTGTTCAACCATTACCTTCAAATTTAGTAAGTTCATCTGCACAAATAACTGCATTTGGATTTATAAGCTCGTCAACAACCGTAGATACAGGTTCATTGGTAACTACATCTTCATTTACAACATTAAGTTCTTCGGTAGATAGTAGATTAGATACATTAGAAGCATCAATCATAACTGGAAGTCCAAATTATACACAAGTATTAGGAAATAGAAGAACGAGTATTACAACAACGGGTGTATCCATAATAAGTGGAAGTATTACCACAACAGGTAACCCTGTTCAAATTATGGTGACAGGTGATGCAAATCCCGTAAATGTTTCATCTTGGACTAGATTACAAATTTACAGAAATGAAACTGCAATTGGAAATATTGTTCAAGTTGAAAATAGTTCAAACTTAAATGTACCATATTGTGTAAATGTAATAGATACCGCATCAGCTGGAACTTATACATATAGTA